CACGTCAATGCGCCCGTAATGGAGGTCGGAGTACACGTCCGCGCCACGTCCGCCGGCGCGACGGATCAGCACAGCGTAGTCCGGCATGAACCAATGACGCGGGTCAGTGGTAGGGACTTCAGGCAGCGCCGACGCGACACGTGGCAAGTAACCCGCTGGCACGTTCTTGCCACACAGCGCCGCTACGTCAGGGTCTTCTTGGAGCAGCGCGATGACCGCGCCCACCATGTCCGGCAGAACGAGCCCTGCGACCATCAGATCATCCCTTCAGCGCGAGCGGCAGCGCGGATCACGTCCGAGAAGCGGTACGCCACGCGGTCGAGCGTGTTCCGGATGGGATAGTGGCCCGGACGGACTGACGTGCCGAACTCTTCGAAGATTGCATATGAGGCTTCCGAGCCTACTTCAAGCTGGACGGTGCCGCCGCCTGACGTGCTGACAACAAAGAAGCCCATGTTGCGCTCGTTCCCTGTCATGTATGGATGGCGCTCCTTGGTCCATTCCTCGTTGTTCCAGTAATCCTGGGCAACGCCGGAGAGTTGCTCGAATCCGCGTTGCAGCACCTCGTTGAACGCCTGGATGACGACCTGGCCCTGCCAGGTGTAGTTCATCCCTGTCTGGCGCAACGAAACTTCGGCTGGACCAACCTGACGCCCGACGGTTGGGGCGGGTGTCGCGCCGAACCAACCGCCGGGGCCAGTGCTAGGCGGGACTGCGCGCGGAGCGTTGCGTCGGCCTCGTGGCATTACTCGGCCTCGCCGAACCGCAAGCGCGCGATGCGGTAGATCAACTCACCATGCGGCGCGTAGTCGGCGATCATCTCCACACGCGCAGGCTGGTCGATGAAGTGCGTGGCCGTCACCGGGTCAGTGATGTCTCCGATCCAGTCGCCGATGCGCAGCGTGTCGTTCCAAGGGATGGCGATGGAGTTCGTCTCGACCTGAACGGGACCGTTCTGCGTGTAATCTACAGTGGACATATCCCGAAACAAGCAGGGCTTGCCTGGGGTCGGCGCTGGCGCCGGCGGCGAGGCGATGGTCTGGATCGGGTTGCCCCAGTCGTCTACTTGCTGAGCCGTGGACTGGATAGCGGTCACGGTGTAGGCCACCGTTGAGGCATCCAGCGGTGACATCGCGGAGACGATCACCGAGTTCGTGGCGATGGGCGCGTTGACCGTAGCGTTGACAGGCACCACGAGGTTGTCGAGCAGGATAGTGTGATTGGCGTCGGTGAGCCTGACGACAACCGTGGGGTCCGACGACGTGGCTACGACGCGCACCTGAGTAAACGCGAACGGGATCGGGATCACCGGCGACGAGATGCGGATGTTCGGACCGCCCCATTCGAGCGTGTCATTGGCGAGGATGGGCTCGCGCGTATCGCCTACACGCGGCAGCCAGGTGTATTGGTGGCGCAACATTCGCCCGATGCGCCCTTGGACCCAAGTCGCACTCGCCATTACGGTGGGGTTGGGATCGGCACGTATGGCGGCTCCATACCACCCGTTCCAATCCAAGGTTGCGGTGCTGGCCCGATGCAGGGCTCAGACACATCTCCGCGTCCGCCCGGCGCCAGAGCCATAGCGACCGGCCGCATCAGGTCAATCGCTGACGTTTCGAGGTTGAGCGACAGGAGTGTTGCGGCCATCGTCCGCAGCATGTCCGCACGTGCCGCGTAGTCATACGGCGCGAACTCGTAGTTGTACTCCTGGAACCGCTCGCGGAGCACTTGCGGCAAGGCCGTAGCCAACGACGCCGCCGCGTAGTACACGGCAGCGTCGTGGTCACGCTGCGCCTCATCCGATCCGGGTGGCCATTGACCGGCCATCGGGTCGAGTACGAGGACACGCTGCGAGGCAGCAGGTGTGGCGAAAGCTATGGCTTCATCAGGAAGGTCGCCGGGTCCGAGATCGACCCGGATCGACATGCGGATTTGCGGGTAGTCGGCGCTAGTCAGAAGATCGAACGCCATGAGACTAGGATGGGCGATCTACGTCCTGCTGCGTCGGAACGAACGCACCCGTGGCTGGGACTTCGGTTGGCCGGCCCTTGATGCGGTTGGCTACCGCGTCGATGGCCTGCGCGTCGAATAGCTCGGGATCGAGCACTCGACCCAGCGGGATCGGTCGGCCTGGCTGAGCGGCAAACTCCAACCCAGCTTCAGCTTGCGATTCGGACGGATAGCGGCGGTTGGCCACCTCCACCTCCTGCCCGTCCTGATGGAGCTTCACTGTCCGCATCGGCTCTGGCACTTCCAAGATCAAGCCTTGCATGACCAGTTGCTGGACTTGGCCGGTGCGGTACACGAAGTCAGGAGTGGGGCCGGCGATGAAGGCTTCACCGCCGGGGTGACGCACGTCGCGCTCGTACAGCACGACGCGGCTATCAGTTCGTCCCGAGAGCCCCCATAACACGTTCTGGCGCCAGCGCTCGATCTCTTGGTCAGGGACACCACGCGACCGAGCACGGGCAATCTCGCGTTGCTCTAACGATTGCTCATCGAATGTCATGGATGCCTCTGAGACTACCGCTTCGGAGCGCGGAATCAAGCGCCCGTCCGGGCCGCGCTGGTTGTACGGGTTGGGGTTGGCCATGGCTTACTTGTCTTCGGACTTGCCAACCTCTTTGAGCACTCCTGACGCGAGACGGGCTTCCACAGCCCCAGTTCGAGCGACCTCGACCTGTTCGCCTGGGCCAACGAACGCTTCGCCGCCCGGATGGGACGGATCGCGCTCGTACAGCGCCACGCGAGCATCGGGCAAGCCGGACTCGACAGTGACGGTTTCGACGTTGGACTCGCCTTCGCCTTCATCCTCGTCCACGGTCCGGCTGCGCGCCTTCTCACGTTCCTCGGCGCTGCCGCCTTCCTCACGTGCCGCCTCGGTCTGCATCATGGCGAGTTGGAGTCGGTCAATCACCAACGAAGCGGTGGTCGTTCCCGACTGGGTGGGCGGGTGCATCGACGTTGAGCCGCCCTCGGGAACAGCCGGCGGCGCTGCCGCTTCCTCTTCGGATGCGGTAGCGGTGGTGGCTTCTGCCGTTTCAGTTTCTGTCATGGCCGTACCTCACGCATTGATGTTGAGAATGCGCATGGCATTCGGATCAATGATGCCGTAACCCTCGACCTCAGTAATGGTGAGCAACTGGGTCTGGTTGTTGATGAAGCGCTCGACCTCGGAGACGTTGCCGCCAACCTCAGTCACGCGCTCCAGAACCGAGTTCGACTGGAAGGCGACGATCTTGAGGGCTGGCGCGTCAGCCGTGACGCCGTATTCCAGAGCCAGGTTCAACTGGTTGGCGATTGGCGTGACGGTACCGAAGGCGTTGCCTGGCATCAAGCCGTACGGCGTCTGCGTGCCAGTGGCAATCGGCAGGGTCAAGACCTGCATCGTCGGCGTTTCCTGCATGAGGATGATGTCCGGCGCGTAGGTCAGCGAGAAGCGGAGCTTGAAGGTCAACCAGCCGCGCAGAGTAAGCGTGCCTGCTGTGGCCGCTGGGTCGAGTGCGGTCAGGTTGAGTACGAGCGCCGAGGTGTTCGCGTTGCCATCGCCGTTGATGATCGTGTTCATGGCGATGGTGACCTTGTCGAGTTCGGCCTGGATCGCCATACGCGCGATGATGAAGGCGATGCGGTCAATCCGCTGGCGGCGAAGCTGCTCGTAGGTAGCTCGCAGCGCACGACCAAACTTGTAGAGGCGCAGCGTGTGCTCGCCAGTGACGAGGGTGGTCGCTGGGATTTCCGTACCTTCAGCAATGCGCTTCATGCGATAAGCGTCGGTGCCGAAGTCGTCAGTGATGTACAGCGTACGGTAGGCATCCGTGTCGATGGCCGTAGTACGCGCGATGATGCGGGCCAGCGGGATCGGCGGCACGAGTCGCTTGGCCCGGATTTCCGGGTTGTCGTACCAGGGATTGATGAGCGCGCCGGGAGCCGCGTCGCCAGACAGCAGGACCGCACGAGTCTGGAGGTCAGTGGGATCGCCAGGGAGTCCAGTGCTCTGCATCATCGCGATGCGCGCCTGGGACACGGGGTCCATGTTCTGGGCTCGCCGCCACACACGTGCCATGAACTCCGGCATGAGAGCGCGGCGCTCGGGCGACTCGGTGCATTCCTGCCAGGTCGAAGCGTGCAGACCCAACTCGGGGACTGGCGCCATGATGAGGCCGGATGCGCGAACGAGACGCTCGTAGGCATCGAGCGAGCGGTCTTCGTGCTCGCGCTCGTCGGTGGGGTCTTGGTTTTCGAGGAACTGCGAGAGGTTCATGCCACGCTGGGCAGCCTCGCGGTACAGGTTCGCCCCACCTGTGTTGTTGTGCAGGACACGGATCGTGTCTTCGGGTGACTGCCGGCGGATTTCGCTGACTGCCGGCGAAAGGACCATAGCCATGTGTCTTTCCTTTCTCCG